TGTCACTATCAACTGAAACTATTTTAACAGATGGTATAAAGTTATCATCTTCATTTTTATCATATTCAAATAAAGTTGTGTCATTACTAATTTCACTTAGTGATTTTTCAATATGTCTACTAAGTAATTTAATCATATTTTTATTATATTTATTTGATTTAATTTCTAATAAAATATTTTCAATAAATTTCTTATAAGATAAAATATTATCAATATGATAATTTAAACTTTGATCTTCTACATAATATTCTGTATATTCTTCTGAATTCATTAATTAAAAAATTATATATTATAATATATTAATTTCAATTATTTTTAAGTAAAAATTATTTAAAAAACAATTAGATTAATTAAATAATAATGAATTTTGATGAATTATTTAAATATTGTCAAGAATTAAATAAATCAAATTCTGAGAAATGTTTAGTATGTCATATACCTATTGAGAAAGATCACAAACATTTAAAATTAAATTGTAATCATTTATTTCATTCTGATTGTATTAATTATTTAGGTGGATCTATCAAATGTTTATATTGTGAGAAAAAATCTTTACCTGAAAAAATTAATTGGAACCAAAATGAATTGTGTAAAATAGTTCTAAAAACTGGACCAAAGAAAGGAGAGTTTTGTAATAGGAAAAATTGTTTATATCATAAAATAAATTCTTCAAATGTACAAGTTGTTAATACTAATAATTGTAATTATATAATTAAATCTGGTATTAATGCTGGTAAACAATGTGATAGAAAATTACCTTGTAAATATCATAAAAATGAAATAGACATTTAATCAATAAAATCACATGATTCATTTTCATTATTTTGAAATGATTTAAATTTTGATGTATCTGTATTTTTGTTATTTTTAATATCATATTTTCTAACAAAATCAGTATTTTTAATTGCTTTTTTATTGAGAATATCTTGAATTATAGATTCAGTTTTAACTATTTTAGAATCATCAATAAAATCACATTCTTCATTATCTAAAAAATCACAATAATCTGAATCATAATCTTTTTCTTTAGGCTTATCTTTCTTTTCAAATTTAAAATTAGAATTAAATGATTTATTAGTTGTTTTTATCTTTGGTTGAACTAGTTTTTTAATATCAAATTCTGGATCTAAAAACAAATACTTATTTTTAATAATATCATCATTATGAATAACATATTCAGTATTCATTTTAATGTATTTTTTTCGTTTTTCTACTATTTTTTTGAGCTCATCTAATTTATCTTGATTTTTTCTATAATATAATATTTTATCATATGTATCCTTCATGATTGGAATTATACTACCTAAAAATTTATCATCTCTATTTATTGCAACATTATGTGATGATTCTAACTTCCAATAGATGATTCTATAAAAATAATAATCTTTATGAATATCAGGATATAATGTTTTATATTGGTCCAACATTTTTAAAACCCAATTATTATATTGAGCTTCATCCATGTCTAATCTTTTTGGAATAATATATTTAGATTTCCATTCAGCTAAATCACCATCAAATTGAGGGATGAAAACTTTTGGATAAAATTCTAATATAATACCTTTTTTAAGTCTATCATCAACTTGAATTTTAGCACTAGAGTTACCAACAGTATTTACACATGATTGACAATTATCTGACAAATAAGCTTCACGACTAGAATATTCGGATAATTTACATTGCCAGAAATCACATACATCTAATTCACAACATGCTAATTGTTGTTGAACTTGACAATAATAATAAAAAGGACAAATTTCTCCAGCAATTTTTCCAGATGTTTCTATATCTCTTGTAACAGGGCATTTGATTTCTAACATTGTACCTAATCTTTCAGAAAAATTATTATCTAATGTATATTTAGAACAAATACCATCAGGAGATGCACCTAAAAAAGTATATTTTTCAGAAGGTAAAGCTCCAAATTCAAAAACACGTGTATTGTAAATATGTTCATAAATCATAGTTGCTGTTGGTTCATATTTTTTACCATGAAAAACTGTAGCATTATCTAAAAATGGAAAATTAGGATCACATTTTTTTAATATAAATGATTCAACCGGTTCATATGGATTTAAATCTATAGCTGCAGCAGAATCTGATGCTGTAATTCTATTATATCTATAATTAAACCATTCTTGAGATCTTTGAGCAGGTTGTGGTAACTTTTTGAGTTTTTCAAAATGATCAGATATTTTTTTATATTTGGATGGAACTTTGATATCTGGATATGTATCTTCATATTCTCTTAAACAATTCTTTCCATCATCAAATGATAAACTATTATTAAAAGTATATTTATTTGAAAACAATCTATTTATAATTTCATCTACTTTATCTTCAGTTACATCGGCAAATTCTTTTTGTAAATCATGATAAATTTGTTTTTTGATTATTGATAAACCTAATAAATTTGTAGAACCTTTCTTTCCGATATTATGTTCTAATATTTTAATTGTTTTTTCAATCATATTATTTAAATTACCAAAGGACATTATATGGATATTAAATTAGTTTTTAAATAAAATTAATTCAATATTTTAGTTCTCTAAATAAAAATAGTTATTATTATTGTATTGTAAATTAGGTAATGATATGATTTTTCCATTAATTTCATCATATATAACATTTTCTTTTTTAGTTAATTTTTTTGCTTTAATTAATTCAACTAGTTTATCTCTTAATTTAATTTTATCTTTTTCAGAATTCATTTTTAAATTATTTACGAATTCTTTTACTTTTAAAATTTTATGTATTGAATTTAATTTTTGCCAAGATTTTTTATATAAATCTCCATCCGCAAATATTTGTTTATGATTGTCGGTTTCTGATGAAGAGTTTAAATCTTTTTTTTCTGTATTTGTTTCTGATAATTTATTTTCTTGTGGTAATTTATCATATAGATCTTGTAAATGATTATTTAACCATATTTCATTTATTTGCATTTTTTTTAATGATTCTATCAGATTTTTATAATATTTTATTTCAAATTTATTATTAATTAATTCAATATCCATTATAATTAAAATCAACTTATCTTTAATATATTTTATTCAATATTTATTAAATATTGAAAATATTATCTTATACTATTTAATCCTTAATATAATGAATCCAAATTTAGATGAATTATTTTCTGAACTATTCGCTTATCGTATATTGATGCAAGATTCGTATGAAAATGAATCGGATATCATACGGGAAATTAAAAATTATTTAATAGAAATTGGAATTACTATCTCGAATATTCCACAAATCATTTGTGATTTTTATAAAAATTTTGGTTATGAAATATCATTTGATGTTGTAAATCAAGCATGCGGTAATCAAATGGTAGATAATATTTTAAGTTTAACATTATCATCAGAAGATTTTAATAATACTGATCCAAATGAACAACCCATAATTTTTTCTCAAACATTTTCAAATCCTATAAATGACAACGCCGATGAAGAATCATCAAATGAAGCTTCAGATGATGAAAATCTCCAAAATAATAATTTAGATTTATCTCAAATAGTTCACGTATTAAATAATCATAATAATTCAATTAATGAATTGATGGCACAAAATATGTTTCTATATGTTAATTTTATTAATGGTCATCTTCAAAATCACTGGATTAATAATCCAGTAAATCATGGTTCATTAATGAATGTAATTAATAGTCTTGTAAATAATAACAATCAATCGTATCAGAATGTAGTTGTTTCAATGGATGATAAAGATTTAGAAAAATTAGAATCTGTAGAACTAGATTCAAATTTAGATTCAAATTGTAGTATATGTATGGGACAAATGGAAAAAGGAGATTTTATAACTAAATTAGTTTGTACTCATACTTTTCATACTGATTGTATTAAAACTTATCTAAAAGAATATAATTATAAATGTCCTGTTTGTAGAACAGAATTAGGAAAAGTAAAATATAGTTTATAAAATAAAATAATTTTATAATTATATTATTGTTGTACACATTGAGGTTGTCCCATATTTTGATTTTCCATATCAGAATCTGAGCTATTTGAATCATCAAAATTTTTATTATTTGATTTTTTATATTCTTTTTGGTTATTGTTTTTTAATGAATCCATTAAGTTATTAATTGTTTCAGATTGTTTACATTCTGATAAAACTGTTTTTGTCAAATTAGAAGTTTTAATTACTTGTTGTTCTTTTAGAACTTCGGCTTTATCAAATGATTGTAATAAAGATTTTAATTGTGATTTAGTATCTTGTGGTAAAACAGAAAAATTAGGTAATATTATATTAAATCTAATATATAGATCTCCATTTGTATTATTAGATAATTTCATACCTTCATTATTGATTTTTCTAATCATTTTAAAATCAGTCGGACCTGAACAACTTAAATGTAAATTTCTCCCATCCATATGAGTTATTAATTTATCAAAACCAAATAAAGCTTGATATAATTTAATATCTAAATCTAAAAATAAATCATTATCATATCTTTTAAAAGTTTTATTAGGAATTTCATTAATAATAAGAATTAAATCTGTTTTACATTCTTTTAATTGATGACCTTTACCTTCTAAAGTTAATTTAAAACCATGATTTAATTTTGATATTAATTTTATTGGAATTGTTTTTTCTTTTATAGTGAATCCTTTACCGGTACATACATCACATTTATCTTCATCTTTAACAATTTTACCTTTACCATTACATAAATGACATTCTACCATAGATCGTTGGACAATAGGACCCATTCGAATCATTTGAATCTTTACTCCTTGACCTTTACAGGCTTCGCATTTAGAATTATTTCCGGTTTTAGTACCATCTCCATTGCATTTATTACAATTATTTTTTTGTTTATAACTAAAGTTAATTGTTTCTTCATTATATATTTGTTCTAAATTGACATTTATTGGTTCAACAATATTTTCTGGTTGTTTATGTTTTGGTTGTGGCATTCCACCCATATTAAATGGAAATCCAGCCCCAAAAATATTTCCAAAATCTGCAAAAGGATTGTGATCATTATTTTGACCTGCCTGATTTTCAGCATTAAAAATATCCATACCAATATCATCATATAATTTTCTAGATTCATTATTTAATAAAATTTCTTTTGCTTTATTAATTTCTTGAAACATATTTGTAGCATCTTTTTTTTTATCAACATCTGAATGTTTATCTGGATGCCATATTTTAGATAATCTATTATAAGCTTTTTTAATTTGTACTTCAGTAGCATCAGGTTTAATTTCTAAAATATCATACAGTTTTGTATCTTTTACCATTTAATATATTTAAAAATGCTTCTTTAATTAATTTAAAAAATTTTAATTATTATTTAAAGCTTCAAATTTATATATAGTAATGACAGATTTACAAGTTTTTAATGTTATAGTTGAAGGAGATAAAATAGGTTTTAATTCAAAGAATGCTGTAAATAAATTTAAACAAGAAGTCAAGACTACTAATAATTTTGATCTAAGTGAACTTTCAAAAAAATTTGTTAAAACAGGTTTTTTATTAGAACAAGTTGAAAAAACAGATAATAATTATAGATTTAAAATCAGTAAAGAAGATTCTAAAGCTGATAATGAACCACAAATAATTGATAAAAAAGAAAAACAAAAAATATTAAAAGCTAAAATTAATTTAATGCGACAAGATAGAACTAACAGTGTTTATCATAAAGCAAAAGCAAATGATAATGTTCCTCCTGAAATTTTAAATGAATATATGAAATTAAAAAAAATATCAAAGATGTCTATTCCCGAACCAAATGAAATATTAGATCATCCTGAAGAATATAAACATATAATTTCATTAGTTTTACAAAATTCAATGATGAAACAACTCGGATCAAATCATCCTTATGTTAGATATTTTAAATTAATAGCTGAAAAACTAGGTGTTGAAATGATTTTACCAATACCAACTCAAAATTTCTTATCTGATGATAAAATTAAAAATTTAGTTAATATTAAAGGAAATGAAATGAATATGGATAATGAAACTGATAGTGAAAATGAAGTTGAAATATAAATAAAATTGATTAATTTATTGATTTATATTAAATCAATAAATTAATGATTATTTATGATAATATCCATGGTTATATAAACTTAGACTCAATATCTTCTGTTATAGTTGATACACCTGTATTTCAAAGGTTAAGAAATATTCATCAAACAGGAGTATTATATTTAGTTTTTCCAACAGCAAATCATTCCAGATTTGAACACTCTATTGGAACATATCATTTAGCTACTCAAATGATAGAAAAAATCAATAAAAAACAACCAGAATTAAAAATAACAGCTGAAATAATTCAATTAGTTGGAATTGCAGGGTTATGTCATGATTTGGGTCATTTACTTTTTTCGCATTTATTTGACGATTACTTTTTGGAATCTTTGTCTAATCATAATGAATTAAAAATATTAACAAAAAATGTTTATCATGAGAATAGATCAATTACATTACTTAATCACATGGTTGATAAATATGATGTACCATTAAATAAAGATCAAATAAAAGTAATTGGTGATTTAATTAATCCAAAAGAATCTGAATATAATAAATGGAAGACTAAATATCAGG